TACGTCAGGTAATTGCACAAGAAAAAATACGCTCAACTATTGAATTGGTTGAGAACATTTTAGAACAAGATAAAAAAGTAATAGTTTTTACAAACTTTACAGATTCCTTAAATAAGATTTATGAACATTTTGGTAAACAAGCGGTTTACCTTGATGGTTCATGTTCACCAGCAAAAAGACAACATGCTGTTGATGAATTTCAAAACAACGAAAAAATTAAAGTGTTTGTCGGAAACTTAAAAGCTGCTGGTGTTGGTATAACACTGACAGCCGCTGAGGCGGTGATAATGAATGATTTATCATTTGTTCCTTCCGACCACGCACAAGCTGAAGACCGAAGTTATAGATACGGACAAAAATCAAACGTATCGGTATATTATCCAATATTTGAAAATACTATTGAGGGTACAATTTATGATATTCTCAATAAAAAGAAAAATATTTTTGAAACCGTAATGGGTGATAACGTGGGCAGGGCAGAGATTGTACAAGAAATTATGAATCAAATTTTTGGTAAGAGGTAAGTTTTTTGAAAATCTATTTATTTATAAGATAATGATAGATTATGAAATTTAAAAAATTAAAAGCCGAAATTGAAGAATTAGAAGACAAATTAACTACCAACGAAGACCTACAAGAAACAATACAAAACGAACAAAAGGAAATTATAAGTGAGATGAAGAAAATTGGTATTGAAAGATTACCATATTCATATTCAGCACTTGGTAGATTTATTGACCCAAAAACAATGAATGTTCATTACAACAAACATTATAAAGGGTATGTTGAAAAATTAAATGCCGCACTTGCAAATCTTAAAGGTGCCGATGCTGAACTTGAAGAAATTGTAAAAGGTATTTCAAGATATAACAAAACTGTTAAAAACAATGCGGGTGGTGCGTTTAACCACGCTTTGTTTTGGAAAATGTTATCGCCAAAGAAACAAACCATTAGCGGTCCTGTAGAAGAAAAAATTAAAAAAGACTTTGGTTCTTACGAAGAATTCAAAAAACAATTCACGGAAAAATCACAAAAGAATTTTGGTTCAGGATGGTGTTGGTTGGTAATTAATGGTCAAGGTAAATTAAAAATTGTTACGACATCAAACCAAGATAACCCATTAATGAATACCGTCAAAGATGGTGGATATCCAATATTGGGTCTTGATTTGTGGGAACACGCATATTATTTAAGATACCAAAACAAAAAAGATGAATACATAGGAAAATTTTTCTCAGTTATTAATTGGGACTTTGTTAACACACTTCTTATATCTAAAAACGAAAAAAAACTTAACGAAGAAAAGTTAGCTGGTGAATTACTTGTTGAAACAAGAGAAAGCATAGGTTGTTCAACAACAGAGGTTAAAGAAATAAACAAAATGTTTTCAATGAACACACAAGTAAAATATAAATTCATGAATACAATCAACACAATCATGAAGGAAAAATTTTCTGAATATTGGTTTGAAAAAGACCAATACGAACCAGGTTCAATGTCAGGAATTTATAATTACGGAAAACCAGGTCGTTCAGTTATTAACAAATTAAATACAAATTACAGTTCGTTTTGTATTTTGATGAATGATTTAAATTTTTATTTAATTAAAAATAATATAAAACCTATATCATTTAGGGATAAAGACAAATTTGCACAAATTAAAGAAGTTGAAAGATTTACAAAATATCTTTATGATTTAAGAGACCGAATCTTTAACTTGTCAACATCTAAAACTTTTCAAAATATTGTACAGAAATTAGTACAAACCGATTCCAAAGGTGAGGAAAGAGAAGATATTACTGTTATAGCATTAAGAAAAATATTTGGAACTGAAGACGTTCACAAAATTGGTGGATTGGGTTCTGAAGAAGATATGATTTCGGGTGTTGATGCGATTATTAATAAAGATGGTCAAAGATTGACAGCACAAATTAAACCATTTAGTGGTGTAAAAGATTTTAATGATGATAGTGTTATGGTGTTCGGAGCGAGCGCACCAAAACAATATAAAACTGATTATTTAGTTTTTAATAATAAAAACAAGACAGTCGTATTCAAAAATCAAAATACAAAAATTATTGATGGTAATTATGTATTTCCAAAATCAAACATATTTGGAGATATTTGATATTTATAAAGAAGATGGCAATTATTGTAGAACCAGAAAGAAGTAAACTCTATAGAAGAATTAAAGCCCTTCTTGGTGCACCTGTTAGAGGTGTTGAGTTAGAAGATGAGCAAATGGACTCATTATTAGAACTTGCGATTGGGGATTACGAACAATATATTTTAGATTGGTTAATTGAAGCACAATGGACTTCTTTATATGGACTGAACCTTGACGAACAGTCTTTAACAAGGGCACTTACCAAAAGAAGTTTAGATTGGGAAACACAATACACTTACGCATATTCAAAGATAGTTGGATTACAAGCTGGTGGTGATTGGGTACTTAAAAAAGATTATGTTGATTTGGTTCCAAACCAACAAATTTATGAAATACCTAAGGGTCGTGAAATTAATGAACTTTTATGGTTCATGAGAGCCGAATTAAACAATTCATTATTCGACCCATTTATGGGTGGATTTGGTGGATTTGGTGGAACTGGATTAGGTGGTCCTGGCGGATTTGCACAATTTGGTGCGAGTGGAAGTTATTTTATGATGCCAGCGTTTGACGTTGTGTTAAGAATGGCAGATAGAAATCTCAAACAAAGAATGATTGTTGGTGATTTAACATATAGAATTACAGCACTGCCTGAAGGAAAAAAAGCATTACATTTATACAACACACCTGGTGGAAGATTTGATTTTTCGAATATTGGATTTAACGAATATAGATGTTGGTATTGGTACTACGATACTGATGGTGACCGTGATGATTGTTTGGCCGCAAATCCTGACATTGTTAGATTACCATCTGACATACCATTAGAAGCGTTAAATTGGCAGGACCTTAATACACCCGCACAACAATGGGTTAGAAGATGGTTTACCGCTTATTGTAAAGAAACATTAGGTCGTATTTATGGCAAATACAGTGGTAACCTTAAAACCCCTGACTCTGAACTAACATTGGACTACACATCTTTGTTAGGTGAGGCTAAAGATGAAAGGGCAAAACTTGAAGAAGAATTAAAATTACGTCTTGAAAGATTAAGTCCTGTTAAACAAATGGAAAAGGAAGCCTTAATTGCTGAAAACCTAAATAAACAATTAAAATATAGAGCGTTCCCAAGTCCCTATAATGTAATTTAATTTTATGCCAATATTAAGGAGTATACCGAGTAAAAAAATTATTAACGGAATTGAAGTAAAAACATCTGAGGTCGCTTTAATTTCCGAATCAAATTACACAACAACAGGTGAATACGCAATTGTGATTAAAACTGTTGAACATTGTGATTTGTTATTAGATAGTAAAACAACTGACCACATTGTTGTCAAAGCACTTACCAAAGTTACAATTAGACCCGATAAGAGCAAAATTGACGAACAATATGATGAAGTTGAAATTGGAAAAGGTGCTTGTGTTGAGTTTCACTTTATAGGTGGAAACTGGTACATCTTATCTTCAGACGGTCTCAAATTGGACTAATTCTTGTTCCCATCCATCTTCTGCTAAATCATAGATATAGTCAGGGCTAATACCAACCCTATCCCAAAACTTCACTTCTTGTTCAGAAACCGTTAAAACATCTACCAATTTATCTTGGTCGGTATCCTCGAAAGGGTGACCATTGATTAATTGACATTGTTCTTTTGTATAGAATTCCCTCTTATTTGGGTTGTCAATAATTAAAGAATCTCTAACATCATCTTTAAACACAACCATCAAAGGTTCAATACGTTTGTTAAATGTTGTTATTGCTCTCGCTATATTATACTCACCCAACATATCGGGATTTCTTTCAAGTTCCTCATTGTCCAATCTGTAGGCATTGATTACCAATGAATCGACTTTTTTAACAACATCACCATGTGATGCTTTTGTACCGTTGTTAACATAAAAAATTACATCACCCAAGTTAGCGGCAATACCATCATGAATAATAAGTTCCATATGAGCTTGTCTTGACATCATACTTCCTGATTTGGTTTTTTGACCACATCTTACTTTGTAATCCTCAATAGAAATTTTAACTTTAGCGCGAGAAGCAATTTGTTTTAATGGAATTTGTTTGTTAAAGATTTTTTCTAAGTATTCATAATACCACTCAACAAATTGTTGACCTTCACCCATCAATAACATTTTGATTCCTTTGTCCAAAAACGCTTCAATATATAATGGTAATTTCTTTGATTTGATTGTGTTACCAACCAATTTAATTTTACCCTTGTCAGTCATCAAAGCGTAGTTCTTACGTGCTAAGTTAATACAAGATGGCCAAACACCATCATTATCCAAAGCCATTTCACCTTTCATGAACAATTCATTATATTCTGCGATGTCAGCTGCGGCACCCATATATTCCTTACCTTCAACCACTTTCCAATTCAAACCTTTACCAATGTATTTACGGGATTCAACATTCACAGGTGATGAAAAGTTCACACCATCAGTATCCATAACCAACGGGTCATATCCACGATTCATAAAGAACTTAATCATCTGACGTAGATATTGTCTACCTGTACAAGTAATCCTTTCACCCTGATTCATATCACCCCAGTGAAATACTTGAGGTGCTGATAAAGCTCCAAACATTGAGTTAATAAAAATCTTAATTGGTAATTGTTTACGGTCATAAGATTTAGATTTTACAGGGTCACTCTTTTCAAACTCTTCGGCTAATTGTTTATACATAATACGAGCATTTCTAAAATATGTTAACATACCTTTCATTACTCCTGTTATATCACAATCAGGGAATACATCGTGAACCAACTGAATTGATGGATATAGTGAACTAAAGTCAAGTTTCAATACATCGGTTGAGTATCCAACTTTAACCAAACGTGACAATCCACCAACAAAGTCTTGTTTCTGTTGTTTAGCAGGAATCGCAAGTCCATGTTTATATGACCACGCTCTCATTTGGATTTCCCAGAGTGTTGCGGTTCCCATTGTCGCAATCCTTTGATATGTTGTTGGAACCAAAGAAGCCAACAGGAATGAACCCTGATTAAATTCTTCGTCAACTCTTAATGTCTCAATTAAGTCATCATCAAGGTATCTTTCAACAATGTTATCACCCGTTGTTTTAATATAGGTGTCATCTCTTCTTTCACACACTTCATCAACTTTTGTATCAACACCACATTTTTTGTACTTACCATTTTGGATGTTTAACCAATAATCTTCTTTCTTGGCATACATGGAACCAATATCGGTATGGTCAATGTAGATACGGTCAGCGTCTTCAGCTTCCAAATATTGAACAATATATTTCAAACCCGCTGATTTGATATTTGAGTTAATCGCTTGTGCACGTCTTACTGAGTGTAATGCGTCAATAACATTATAACCCCAAATTGATGTTTGAACGTAATCCTCAATTTCGTTTGCCAATTTCAACAAACCTTTTGATTGTGTAATTGATTTTTCAGGGTTAAGTGACTT